CAAACATCACCCAATCACCCTCCGCGCACCAAGGGCCCGTAGGAAACTTTTCACTGTCCAAAAAGGCTAGGTCGCCTACTTTGAGAACATATCCGACTTGTGTTGAAACCGTTTGTTCTTGAACCACCGCTTCAGGAAGGTAGATACCACCGTCCGTTTTGCCTTTTCCGCGATATGGAAGAACAAGAATACGCCACCCCGTGGGTGTCGGCATTCTTTCTAGGAGAGAACCCCCAATAGCTTCGGGGTCTAGTACCCTATCTGTAGGCTCCTTGTAAGCCTCTGCGAGGTTAGCGACTCCCTCTGATACGGCACTTAAATCAACGCTTTCAGTCATTACTGCGCTCCTGTTTATCTAGCAGGCTCTTGAGTTCCTGTTCCACGTGATCTAGGGATTTTAAATTGCCCATGAGCTCACGATACTGCTCTATGCTGCTGACATTGTCATAAATCAACAAGTCATATACTGCTTGTCGCCGTTCTTTTATTATGCGGAAAACAGCTTCCGCAAAGTAGACCTCATCCAATCTGATATCTCCGCATTAAGTCTTATGTGTTCTTATAACACACCGCAGAGATATCACAAGCTATTCAGCTTCGGCCAAGGCTCTCATACGAGCTACTAAGCGTTTCGCCCGATTTGTGACCTGATCGTACCAACGACTGTCTACCATTTCGTCGGCAGCACGGTTCCAGTCACGCGCATAGATACCGGATTTCATACCAACAAATTTGGAAAGACGCGGTCTTCCCATGTTAAACATCATATTTGCCAATATGTGCTGACACTCCTCGGGTAAGTCGTCAAAGTTTTCGTATAAAACGCGACACTCATCCAACGTGACGGCAATGTCTAAGTTGAATACCTGACGAACACGCTCTTCATCTACGGGCGTACCAACGGGTTGGCCGTGCTCTGGGTCGCCCTCTACCACGAGATGCCCAATCCCGTATGTAGGCAGGCCGAGGTGATCTAAGTAAATTTCAAATTTACACCCCTCGTCCTCGGCTATCTCTTCGCGTAACTTATCTTTATTCATAACTATTTCTTTCCAAAGAACTTTGTCGCTGATCTAACACCAAAGCTAGCCGCCACAATCACGCCCAACGTATACTGATACCACTCCGGCATAACCTGTAATGCAGCAAAGCCTTCTGCAACGATGGTTCTACCCCACTCTCCAGCAAATGCTAAAATCAAAGGGATCGAAAACAAAATTGTTAGCCACTCGTCCTTCCAAGACGATTGACTACCCTTTGCCATTAGCTTTTCCCAGTCAGCCGTGGACGTAGCAGCAGAAACCATGACCTTCGCTTCTGCTTCTGCTTTGGCTTTAGCTACAGCCGATTTACCGCGCTGCTCTTCTGTCTTTGAGTCCATCCATGACCCAATCAAGCCAGAGACGGGACCAATAAGGGCCTGTAACATGTTAATATACCTTTACTGTTTCAGGATCTATTTGACGCGGGACACAGTATGCCGTCACTCGATCCTTTGGGTCAATATATTGCGAATACCCGTAGTTTCCATACCTTTTAGACACTTGTGCGGCAAAATAATTACATTCTGTGACAGAGTAAAAATACATGTTGCCAGACTCTAGCTTGCGAAAGTCTCCGGTTCCCAAATATACCAACAACAAAAAGACATCAATCACTTCCGGGCCATCCAAGCTGTGGTCCCCATATATGCCCCGACTATTCCCGCGCCCGAAATATAGAACAAGCTACTGATTTCGCTCAAAGCTTCAATGCGTTCAACAGAAACCCAAGGTGTGAACATCGCGGCAGTGAACACGCCCATGCCAATCAACGTAAACCGCGCCATCCGCAGTTGAGCCAAGCTCTTTCGCAGGTCGCGCTCTGTTTCTCGTATTTCCTTGGCGTGTTCTAGTTCTTCGTCAGTTATCTCACCGTCCCCGTCAAGGTCGTACTGGGCATATTCGGTGTCTTCTTGAAACTTCTTGCTCATTTCTGACTCTCTCGCACGGCTTTGAGCGTCTCCTGTACGGTCATCTCTTTCTTGGCATTAGGGTCGTATTTGCACTGATACTCCGAAGGAATAAACTCCATGTACTCAAAGAACTGCGACTCAATCGTGTTGTTCTGGCCTCGGAAAATACAAACCGTTTGACGATTTTCAAGCTTCTCACATTTGACTTTCCGACATGTTGTCATCTGATCCGCAAGTGCTGTGTGCGACTTTAGCAACATGACAAAAGCGGTTAATGCAGCAAAACCTGCTCCAACCACAATTATCCATGCTACAATTTCTACAAACTTACGCCGACGCTCTCTTTGTTTATACAGGGTTTCTTTGCGGCGTTTACGAATCTGGCCCTCCATCTGAACCAGTTCATCCCATTTGGACTTCCCCATTGTCAGAGAAATCCATTGCTGTAGCTCATAACGCTGCTGCTGGGCTTTTTGCTTGTTGGCAAAAGTCGTTATGGCCTCTTGCTCTACACTCTGACCGGCAAACAGTTTTTTAAATATTGGGGGATTCTTGGCCTCTTTCTCCATTTGATCTAGGTCAGAGAGCGCACCCATCCACCGAGACAAGTCTGAAGCCATCGACTCAATGTCTCGTCCTATTGCAAAACCTTTTTTAAGTGCCCCAAACGCTGCCGAAGCAGTCGCCATCGCGGTTACCGGATCCATGTTGCCCCCAAGAATGTATTCCCTTTTTATCGTTTAAATGGGTTACGTGCCGCAGCTAAAACTTCCCCCGGAGTAAGCGGCGTATTTCCAGAGAAAGGTGACATATTCAAAACGTCCTGTGAAGGACGCACGAAAGGATTTGGCATAGGTGTAGTCGGCCTGACAAAAGGACCCGAAGGTGCCGTAATCGGAGCCGCTGGTGTTGGGGGGTTTAAAATATTTGTTAATTGATTCTGCAAACCAGTGTCTTGCGGTGGTGGCGTGTAAACTGGTGGTGGCGGCGCAACAACAGGTGGCAACGGTGGTGGCGGCGCAACAACAGGTGGTGGCGTCGGATTAACCACAGATGGCGGCAAAGGAATAGGCGGTGGTGGCGGCGGTGGTGGCGGCGGAGCCACAGGTGGCAACGGTGGTGGCGGAGCCACAGGTGGCGGAACCGGGTCCGGAATCGGAACAACCGTAGGAGGCACCACGGGATCTTCTGGCGGAGGTGGCGGCGTCGGGTCAACCACAGGCGGAGGTGGCGTGTAGGCCGCTTGCTGTTCTCTTAATTCTGCCAATCTTTTTTTATTAGCATTGTAAGAGTCATACGCCTCAAAAAGGGCCTTGTTTCCTTCCGCGGCACGACGGTTAGATCCCCCTAGATACGGGGCTGATCTAGGGCTTGCAAGATTTTTGTATTGAGCGTAGCCATCATCTGCGTACCCCGTGAGCACCCGAAGCCCCGTCACATTCTCGTCGTTTTGTTCATAGCTCACAGGTTTTGCGGCTTCAAAATCTATGGGAAATTGTTGTCTAATTTCTCCCTCTTCATCCCTGCGGACATACTGAAAGTTCCGTTGTTCTTCCAACTGTTTCTCAAGCGCGGATATCTGATCGTCAAACGGGTTAACACGCCCACCTTCCTGCATATACCGAATAGACTTGTCGATCATTACTGCCCCCGTTGCTTCAGTAATTCTCGTTCCATAGCTGATTGAATACGAGCTTGCGTCTGCCGCTCTTGACTAGCCAACCGCTGCTGGAACTGATCCGCCCGCGTCTGCTGGTTCTGTGCATCAAGCTGCAATTTGGCCTGATCCACCTGTGCATCAGCCTGTTCGGACTGTGCCTTGATCTGAAGCTCCTGCTCCTTGAGCTTGACCAACGGATCAGGGCCCTGACCAGATACCTGCTGAGACATCTGCTTGACCATCTGCATGCCCTCGGCAACAAATTGTGCCGTCAAGCCCTCGACCTGCAACATCTCTTCTTCTGTCGCTGCCTCTCCACCAGCCGCTTGCCGCGACTGAATAAACTGCACCGCCGCCCGCTCTCGGGCTGCAATCTTCACATGCTCCATGATGTGCTTCTGAAGCGCCATAGCAATCGCAGGCATTCCCGCAACCATTGGAGTAGAG